AAGACATACCCGAAATACTATACGCAGTAGTTCACTACGAAGAGGAAGACTACCACTTCATGCCTGTACTATCTGATGTATTCGCTGAGGCAGTAGCGGAACACTTGGAAGCATACTGTCACAACATCACTACTTATATAAGTGATGAGCAACCAGAGCTAGACTTAGAGGAAGAACATCCTGATTTGTATAATGACTTACGTGTTGAGACAGTACGATTGGTATGTGCTATGGCTGATGCATCCGTTGAGATAATAAAGAACTCCTTTAAAGATAGAGTACCAGCTAAGAAAGATAGGTCACATCTAAGAGTGGTGAAGTAATGAGTATTCAGATTAAATCTACATCAACCTTCGCTCAAGCGTGTAACTCTTATAGGGGTAGCCCATCATTCTGTTCTCTTAAGTACAAGAGTCAGAAGGATTACGGCAGTAACTTAACTAAGGCTTGTGCAACTAAAGTATCAGACAATCTTATGTTAGGTAATTTAAAACTAAAAGATGTACGCTATAAGTATCTAACTGTAGCGTATGAGTATTGGTTAGCTAACTCAGGCATACGTGCCGCCAACTATATATCTACCTGTGTTAGTATAATATTAAACTATTCTATTAAGCATGAAGCTATACCTCACAACCCGATGGCATTAGTTAAGAAGGTTAAATCAAAACCTCGCAAGGTGATGTGGCAACCCGAACAAGTAAAGCTATTCTTAGATACAGCTTACAATAACTTTAGGTGGCGTAGCATAGGGTTGATAGTTCATATGTCTTACGAGTGGGGTCAACGTGTAGGTGATATGCGTACACTAAAATGGGACTCCATTAGCTTCGATAAAAAACGTATGGACTTAGAGCAAAGTAAGCGTGGCGTGGATGTACACTTACCTATCAGTGACAATCTAATTAAGATGCTTGCACAACAGAAGGAAGACTTCGACTTCCAAGACTACGTAGCACCTCGCACTGAAACTAAGGCAGGGGCTTACTCACACTATACGATTGATGAAATACATATACTTATCAATGAGGTAAAGGACGAAGCTAATCTACCTAAAGAGTTACAAGCAAGGGATCTTAGGCGTACAGCTATAACTGAAATGGTTGAAGCAGGGGTTGACTTGGTTGGTATCATGCAAGTATCAGGTCATCAGTCACCGCAGAGTGTCAAGCCTTACCTTGTAAACACATACAGTGGTGCTAGTACTGCACTAGAAAGGAGATTTAATAATGACGATAAACATTAAGGAATACATTGAAGACCTAGACTTATCCGATGGTGTAGGGGTCAGGTCTGATTGTCCTATCTGTAATGGTAGCAATTCTTTTACAGCTACAAAAATTGATAGTGCTGTGTTGTACAACTGTTACAAACTAAGTTGCTCACTCAAGCCGGGATTTGTACCCATCAACTTAACTACCGAAGAGATAGCTACTAGGTTATCTAACCTAAAAGAGACTAAGCCTGTGTCGATACCGACATATACTATTCCTGAGTACATCACATACCCTGAGCCTTCTCAGACTAACTACCATAGATTTGTATCTAGGTGGGGCTTAGAGAATGAATACTTAGATGTAATGTATGACGTTAAGGATGAGCGTGTTGTGTTTCTCATACGAGATAAGCATAAAGTTATAGATGCTATAGGTAGGTCACTCAATGGCTCTGTACCTAAGTGGCTCAGGTATACTGGTAACGCTACTGTATTCAGTAGGTGTATGGGTGAACCTAATGGCGTAGCTGTAATAGTAGAGGATGTTATCAGTGCTATCATTGTATCTAAGGTGTGTCCAAATGTCACAGGTATAGCTATCTTAGGTACAAATATTAATCACACACATATGGAATACTTACAGGACTACACTAGAATTATAGTTGCACTAGACCCTGATGCTACTCACAAAAGTATTGAGTATCGAAAAGAAATACAATCGTGGACAGGGATTGAGACTATGGCAATGATGCTACAAGACGACATAAAATATAAAACAGAAGAGGACTTAATAAAATTGAAGGAGTACACAACATGATGCATGAACTTGCACTAATAAAAACTATGATGGATAAGGATTTCTATGAAGACCATAAGGGTATAAGGTTTCCCGATAAGTTATTCACTAAAGATTTACGTAAGATAAAGCAGACACTAGAGTACGCTATGGAAAAGTATGAGCAATCAGTTACACCAGCTACACTTGAGGCTTTGTTCTTCGCTAACAACGGCACACTTACTACAGCTAACAAGGAAGTCTTCAGAGATCTGTTCAAGAAGATAGACAGAGAGACAGCCTTAAGTAAGGACGTAGCTTCCGATGTGTTGTCCAAGTTATTCCAGAGGGTAGTAGGTGAAGAGGTAGCTAACATAGGTATTGATTACGTCAACGGTAAGTTGCACAGCATGGAAGCGTTACGTAACATAATCTCTAGCTATCAAGATGACTTCATGCCTAACTTAAAGGTAGACTGGGATGACATAAGTATGGATACACTACTGAAGCTAGGTAAGACACAAGCACAGTGGAAGTTTAATATCCCTAGCCTTGCTCGTAGGATAGAGGGCGTGAGTGGTGGTCACTTGATCATGGTAGGTGCTAGACCTAATACAGGTAAGACATCCTTCCACGCCTCACTCATAGCCTCAGAGAATGGGTTCGCTAATCAAGGTGCTAAGTGTATGGTGCTAGTCAATGAGGAATCTTACGACAGGGTAGGTGAGAGGTACATGAATGCGGCAACAGGTATGACAAGCAAACAGATAGTAGCTAACCCATTAGAAGCGGCACAGAAGTACAACCCTATACTTGAACAGTTAGTCTTGAAGGACACAACAGGTAAGACTATGGAGTGGGTCGAGGCTGTCATCAAAGGGTACAAGCCAGACATAGTTGTACTAGACATGGGTGATAAGTTTGCCCAACGTACTAGTGACAAGTCTGATGTGTACTTAAAGGATGCGGCAATCTATGCACGTAACATAGCTAAACAGTACGGCTGTGCTATCTTCTATATGTCTCAGCTATCAGCGTCAGCACAGAATGTAGTCAACGTAGACCAGTCAATGCTTGAGGGTAGTAAGACAGGCAAGGCGGCAGAGACAGACCTAATGATACTCATCAGTAAGAACAGAGATGACTTCGACAGTGGAGAGAAAGATCCAGAGAGACACTTGATTGTTTCTAAGAATAAGTTACAAGGTGGGTGGCACGGTAGAGTAACAGTTGAGTTAGATGGTGACACAGCCAGATACTCAGCATAGATAGGAAGGAACCAATGAGACTAGTACTAGACGTAGAGAACACAGTAACTAAACGAGGAGGCAAGACACATCTAGATCCCTTTGAACCTACTAATACACTAACACAGGTAGGGGTACAGAACTTAGACAACCCTGATGAGAAGTACATCATGACGTTTGATCACGTTGAGTACCAAGACATATCAGGTGACAGGTCACGACAGCTACAAGCTGTACTAGATAGAGCTACACTGTTAGTTATGCACAACGCACAGCATGACTTGATGTGGCTGTGGGCTAGTGGTTTCAAGTATGATGGTGACATATATGACACGATGTTAGCTGAGTACGTACTGTTACGTGGACAGAAGAGACCACTAAGTCTTTCCGCTTGCGTTGAGTATCGTGAGTTGGAACATCAGAAGGATGACACACTAAAGGCGTACTTCAAGGATGGGTACAACACTAATGAGATACCCCTCAAAGAACTCAGCTTCTATCTAGAGTGTGATCTAAATGCCACTGCGTCATTATACCACAGCATAGAGAAAGACTACAACACAGCAGAGAGTGAGAGCTTACACAACATCAGAGACATTACCTTCAAGGTATGTAAGACACTGACTCGTATGTACATGACAGGTATCAAGATCGACACTGATGTACTCAACGATGTGCGTAAAGAGTTTGAAGAAGAGAAAGCACAGATAGAGACACGACTTAACCGCACAGTACATGAGCTAATGGGTGACACACCAATCAATCTCAACAGTGGTGAGCAGATGTCTAAGGTGCTATTTAGTCGCACCCCCCTTGATAAGAAAACTTGGGTGACTACATTTGAATCAGTCTCACCTGAAGAGTTTAAAGATACACTAAATACTTACAGTAGTATCATAAGTAAGACTAAGGCTAGTATATGTTTAACTTGTAGAGGTAAGGGTAAAGTATTTAAAACTAAGAAAGATGGTAAAGACTTTAAGAAGCCTAGTGGTTGTACTAACTGTGACGCTAAGGGTTACCTACTCAACAGCACAGGTGTTGTAGCTGGCTTCAAGTTGTCACCTAGAGACAAGTCATGGGTCAACGCTAACGGTTTCAAGACAGGCAAGGATAGCTTAGACGTACTGATTAGTACGGCACGTAACAACAACATGAGTGGTGCTGTATCATTCATACAAGATGTAAAGAGACTATCCGCTTTGACATCGTACCTATCTACATTCGTAGAGGGTATCAGTATCTTTACTAAGCCTGATGGTTTACTTCACGTTGGACTTACCCAACACGTATCAGCTACGGGTAGGTTCAGTGGACGTAACCCGAACATGCAGAACATGCCTAGAGGTAATACATTCCCTGTAAAGAAAGTGTTTGTATCAAGATGGGATGGTGGTCACATACTAGAGGCTGACTTCGCACAGCTTGAGTTCAGGGTTGCTGCACATTTGTCAGGAGACAAAACAGCTATTGATGAGATCAACACAGGGTTTGATGTGCATAGTTATACAGCTAAGGTTATCAGTGATGCAGGTCAGAAGACATCACGACAAGAAGCTAAGGCTCACACCTTTGCCCCTCTCTTCGGGGCTAGTGGTTGGGGTAGGAGCAGAGCAGAGGCGGCATACTACACACACTTCAACGACAAGTACTCAGGTATATCTACGTGGCATAAGTCTCTAGCTAAAGAAGCACTAGCAACTAAGAAGATAACTAATGTATCGGGTAGGCAGTATGCTTTCCCTCATGTAGAGAGAAGACCAAAGGGTAAGGTTAGTCACTTCACTATGATTAAGAACTACCCAGTACAAGGATTAGCTACAGCAGACATCGTGCCAGTTGTAGTAATGGAACTAGAAGAAAGACTACGGCTACTACAGTCGTGCTTAGTCAACACAGTACACGACTCAGCAGTAGTTGATGTACATCCAGACGAAACAAAATACGTACTACAAATAATAGATGACTTAAATAAAGACTTAGATAATATTATACATGAGGCCTACGGTATCAAGATGTGTGTACCAATGCTACTAGAAGCAAAAATTGGTGACAACTGGCTTGACACATTAGACGTAGTGTAGTAAAACTATAAGTTCTTAACTCTTGAAAGGTATAGATATGAAAACAGAATTAACAGTAGCCACAGAGAATGGTATGTCGATGTCAGAAATGATGGGCGTGTCCGTTGGTGAAGGTGGTAAGAAATCCTCAAGCCTAGCGAGGATGACACAGATACACTCAGGTATCATGGGGTCGATGGATGTAGGTGGTAAGACTATCAAGACAGAAGTCATACCATCTGGTGCATACAAGCTAGACTTAGGCAACGGTAAGATTGCTTACAGTACTAACCCACAGATACGAGTGTTCGCCATGCGTCAGCAGTGGACACGTTGGGATAGTGACAGCAGTCAGATGCAGAAGACAGTACTATCTGTTGATCTTAAGGGTGACCTCAAAGATAACACAGGGGGCTTCAACATAGGAAGACCTTCAGGTTATGTAGAAGATTGGGAGAGCTTACCTCAAGCTACTAAAGAACTAATGAGGCAAGTCAAAAGAACTAAGGTAGTATTTGGTACGGTTACTCTTCTAGATGCAGTAGACGAATCAGGTGCATCTCTTTCTGATGTAGGTACTGATGTACCCTTTATCTTAGATGTAAAGAATAGGGATAGTATCAAAGCATTAGATGGTGCAGTGAAGGCAATACAAAGAAAGAATGCACTGCCTATACAATACACGCTAGATCTTTCTGCTGACCAGCATACATTACCGACAGGTAATACTTACTCATCTATGATTGTAGGTTTAGGTGACAAGATAGAGATTGCTGAATCAGATAACGATGTACTCAGAGGATTCTTTGAGTGGATCACTTGGTCTAACGGTTATGTACTTGACCAGTGGTCATCTAAAAATACAGGTGGCTCAGTTGACCCTGCAATGTCAAAGATTATATCTGAGACTATGACTGATACAGACTTTGTTAGCGTAGAGGGGGCGGCTGTATAATGGAACACCCTGCTGAACTATCTGTCTATTCTTTCTTAGCAAAGGCTATGGCTGGAGAGGCTTCTGTATCTAAGGAGATAACAGATCAAGTCGCTACAGATGTAGGCAATGCGTTAGACAAGCAGTTCAACAGTAAGCCTAGAGGCGAGTTCAGACTTAGGATGTCCAACGTAGGGCGTCCTAGGTGTCAGCTTTGGTTCGAGAAGAATGACCCTGAAGATAAGACTCCATTCCCACCTCACTTCTTAATGAACATGTTGTTAGGTGACATAGTGGAGGCTGTCTTTAAGGGTCTTCTTAGGGCTTCTGGTGTACAGTTTGAAGACAACGGTAACATCACCTTAGACTTAGGTGATAACAAAACTATAAAAGGAGAGTACGATCTAATCTTAGATGGTAAGGTAGACGACATAAAGTCTGCGTCACCTTGGTCATACAACAATAAGTTTGTTAACTTAGAAACTCTCAAGCAAGGTGACAGCTTCGGCTACATACCACAGCTTGTAGGCTACGCTAAGGGTGCAGACAAAGATGTTGGTGGTTGGTGGGTAGTTAACAAAGGGACAGGTCAGTTCAAGTATGTCAACGCCTCATCTATAGACTCAAAGGAAGTACTCAATGACATTGCTGATACGTACAATTACTTAGAGAATGATGAACCCTTTGAGCGTTGCTACGAAGCAGTCAATGAAACCTTTTACAAAGCAAGAACAGGTAACAAGAAGCTTACGATTGAGTGTGGCTTCTGTTCATACAAACATAAGTGTTGGCCTACTCTACGAACGATACCCTCGTTAGTATCAAAGGCTAAAGAGAAACCAATAGTAGACTACGTACACATAGCAAAGGAAGCGGCATGACAAAATTTACATTAGATAATATGGAACACGAAGAGGACGACTTAACTGACGATCAAAAAAGTTTAGTACATGGAGTATCAATTAATCAGAACGCTATAAAACTGTTTGATGAAGTACTAGCGGCTCTACAAAAAGAAGGAGCAGTAAAACTAGGTGACTTAAGAGATGCTTTAACTGCGAAATCTAATGGCAAAGACGCGTAGGCACAGTGCATACAGGTATCGTAGCGGCCTAGAGAAACAGGTTGCTGCGTACCTAAAGGATAACCAAACTAAGGTTAGGTATGAGTTACTAAAGATTGAGTGGGAAGACTTGAGGTATCGTACTTATACCCCAGACTTCTTACTTGATAACGGTATCATATGTGAAACCAAAGGTATCTTTGATTCTGAAGATAGGCATAAGCATACTTGTATAAGACAACAGCATCCAGAGCTAGACATTAGATTTGTATTCAGTAATGCTAAAGCAAAGCTTTACAAAGGATCTAAAAGCACCTATACAGATTGGTGTGAGAAGAATAATTTTAAGTATGCACACAGGGTAGTACCTGAGTCATGGCTAAAAGAAAAAGGCAAACTAATAACAGTTGAACGAATAGTATTAAAGACTGAGAGGAAAGACTAATGACTACACCAGCATACCTAACAGGCACTAGACATATATCTAAAGAGGATATAATAAAAGAACCCTCTCACTATACTCGTTACGCTATAGAGCCAGTAACTTTTATTATGCAGAACGGATTTTCTTTTGAGGTAGGTAACATAATTAAGTATGCTAGTAGGGCAGGACATAAGCTATACGAAGGTATGACTACAGTAGAGTCAGAGATCATAGACTTAGAGAAGATAAGACGTTATGCAGAGATGCGTATCAATGTACTAGAGGGTAAGGATGTCCTATGAAATCCTTTAGTGTAACGTTTAGAGTATCAATAGATAACGAAGCTAACATACTATCTTTGTATGAGGGTGGTCACGAACAAGATGTAAGAGAATTAGTAGAGAATGTCTTCTTTGATATAGATGATGTACACATAAGCAGTATAAAAATACAAGAAAGGTAACACGATGATAGCACAAGGGGATTTAAAAAACATGGGATACTTTGATAGTAAGTTAGATATAAATGATACAACAGATCAGTTCACTGCTTATAGTGATTGGGTAGAGGGTATGATCATTACACCACCAGATCAACGCCTGTATGAAAACTTATTTGGTTTGATGAGTGAGGCAGGTGAGGTTGCAGGTAAGATGCAAAAGACTATACGTGATTCTAAGTCTGTGTCTAAGGGTGACATGATTAAAGAGTTAGGTGACGTAGTGTTCTACGCTACAGCTATAGCTAATGCGTATAAGAGTTCTCTTAAGGAAGTTGTAGAAGTCAACATGGACAAGCTAAACAATCGTAAGAGACAAGGTAAAATCAAAGGCAGTGGAGACAACAGATAATGCAGTACCGATCCAATCTTAATCCTATGTTCAGATCTAAATTCTCTGAAGATATATTTAACCACAAGTATAGACACGACAACGCTGAAACTTGGGCGGCCTTAGCTCACACATTAGTTGAGGACGTATGTGTCTCACCTATTCAGAGTGGCGGCACAGATTTATATTTCAGTAAAGAAGATAGACAACAGCTAGAAGAATACATACGAGACATGAAGTTTATACCGGGTGGTAGGTACTTGTACTACGCAGGTAGACTTAACAAGTTCTTTAACAACTGTTACCTACTCAAGGCTGAAGAAGATACACGAGAGGATTGGGCTAACCTATCTTGGAAGTCAGAGAGTTGTCTGATGACAGGTGGTGGTATAGGTATTGACTACTCAGTATACAGAGGAGAAGGCACACCAATAAAGAGGACAGGTGGCGAAGCATCTGGTCCTATCCCTAAGATGAACATGATAAATGAGATTGGTAGAAGAGTAATGCAAGGTGGCAGTAGACGTTCAGCTATCTATGCTAGTCTTAACTGGCAACACGCAGACATTACTAAGTTCTTGGTAGCTAAAGATTGGGCATCAATGCCTGTAGGTAGCACGGGTAAAACCCTCTGGGATATAAAGCAAGAAGATTTTAACTTTCCTGCACCCCTTGACATGACCAATGTATCAGTTAACTACGACACTGATTGGTTACTTAACTACTACGAGACAGGTGAAGTAGGCCCTGTGTTTGCAGAGAACATCAAGCAAGCTATGAAGACAGCAGAGCCGGGCTTCTCGTTTAACTTTTTCGATAAAGAGAATGAGACACTACGTAATGCGTGTACTGAGGTGACTAGTGCTGATGATAGTGACGTGTGTAACTTAGGGTCACTAAACTTTGGACGCATAGAAACAATCTCAGAACTAAAAGATGTAGTACGATTAGCCACTATGTTCCTTATCTGTGGGACGTTAAAGGCACAGCTACCTTACGATAAGGTCTATCAAGTGAGAGCTAAGAACCGTAGGCTAGGTCTAGGCTTCATGGGTGTACACGAGTGGCTCATAAAAAAAGGATATAAATATGAGGTGTCACCCGAACTTCACCAGTGGCTATCCGTATACAAGGGAGAGTCAGATAAAATATCTAAAGAGTTTGCAGATAAGTTATCCGTTACGAGACCAGTAGCTAATAGAGCTATTGCACCTACAGGATCTATAGGAATACTGGCTGGTACTTCAACAGGCATTGAGCCTATCTTTGCTGTGGCATATAAGAGGAGATATTTAAAAGGTAATACACGTTGGGTGTATCAGTATGTAGTAGATAGTGCAGCTCAAGAACTCATTGATCTGTACGGTACTGACCCAGAGGATGTCGAGAGTGCGTTAGACTTAGCGTCTGACTACGAGAGAAGGATTAAGTTTCAAGCTGACGTGCAAGACTACGTAGACATGAGTATTAGTTCTACAATTAATCTTCCTGCGTGGGGTAGTAAACTTAATAATGAGGATACAGTAGAGGCTTTCGCTAATACGTTAGCGAGTTACGCTCATAGACTACGAGGGTTCACGTGTTACCCTGATGGTAGTCGAGGTGGTCAGCCGCTTACGTCTGTACCTTACAGTGAAGCAGTTGAGAAATTAGGTAAGGAGTTTGATGAACACGTAGAGACTCACGACATATGTGACATCAGTGGTAACGGAGGCTCGTGTGGAGTATGAGTATCATTAGAGAAGCAGAACAATACATCAAGAGTAAAAAGTATCATCTCATCAAAGGGCTAGCTGAAAAGCTAGACCCTTTAGAGACTTATATATCGGAGAACATGGATGATTCAGTAGAGAAAGATAAAGCTATTGAACACTTGACAGAAGTTTTTATGTGGTGTAAAAGATA